GGTAATTTCGAACCCCCTTTTTCCGCTAGCGCCAGAATTATGCGTGTCGCAGCATGGACGCATCTGAGACGCTTAAGACGCCCAAAATCGAAAAGTTGACAATTATATGCCAAGAAAACGCTGTCAGGGGCTATTTCGCTTAAAACGTCGCTACTGCGCTTAAATTGCGCCTATGCACACTTGCAACACCAAAGAACTCGCTGAGGCACTGGGGATCACGCAGGCGCGGATCAGCCAGATGAAGAGTCAGGGCAGGTTTGAAGGTTGCTTCACGGTTGATCGCAACAAGATCGCCTGGGACAAGGAAGCCGCGATCAAGGCGTACAAGGAAGGCAACCCGCTTGTCTCAGTGAGTCCCACGCGCAAGAAATCAGATGAGCTTGAGATCCCGAGTTTCAATGAGAGTCGTGCAAAGTCAGAGCATTTCCGCGCAGAGCTGGCACGGCTGGATCTTGAGGTCAAGGAGGAGCAATTGGTGGAGGTGTCTCGCGTGCAACGTGAGGCATTTTCGGCTGCACGTGCTGTAAGGGATGCCCTGAGCAACATCCCTGATCGCGTCAGCAATCAGATGGCAGCAGAATCTGATCCGGTGATTATCCACCAGACATTGACGGAGGAGATCCGCAAGGCGTTGGAGAGCTTGACCGATGCGTGACGGCGCACTGATCTACCGCTCGGCGTTCATTGACGGTTTGAAGCCTGACCCTGATCTGACGGTCAGCCAGTGGGCAGATCAGTACCGGATGCTCAGCAACAAGGCATCTGCAGAGCCTGGACCGTGGCGCACAGATCGCACGCCTTACCTGCGGGAAATCATGGACTGCATGTCCGCCAATTCCGCCGTGCAGAAGGTGGTGTTCATGGCGGGTGCGCAGCTTGGCAAGACCGAAGGGATCAACAACGTCGTGGGTTACATGATTGCCCATGCTCCCGGTCCAGCACTTTTTGTGCAGCCGACGATCGAGATGGCTAAAAGATTGAGTAAACAGCGATTGGATTCGCTGATTCATGAAACACCGTGCCTCGCAGCAAAGATCGCTCCCGCTCGAAGCCGCGATTCAGGCAACACGATGTTCAGCAAGGAATTCCCCGGCGGGATCCTTCTACTTACGGGTGCCAACTCCGCTACGGGGTTACGTTCTGCTCCTTGTCGCTGGGTGCTTCTTGATGAGGTTGATGCTTTCCCATCAGATGTGGACGGTGAAGGAGATCCTTGTGCGTTGGCGGAACGTCGTGCTTCAACGTTCAGTCGGCGGAAGATCATCCTGACTTCGACGCCAACGGTCAAAGATACGAGCCGGATTGAGACGGAGTATTTGGCGTCGGATCAAAGGCGCTACTTCGTGCCTTGCCCACATTGCGATCACATGCAATGGCTGCAATGGAAGAACCTGCAGTGGCGTGACGGTGATCCAAAGACTGCTGCGTATGTCTGCGAGGCTTGCGGGTGCCACATACCAGAGCATTACAAGAGCGAAATGCTTCGCAAAGGCGAATGGCGTGCGACAGCTACAAGCCAAGATGCACGGACGGTTGGATTCCATTTGTCCTCTCTCTATTCACCACTGGGATGGAAGAGCTGGGAAGAAATCGTGACGGAGTTTTTACGTGCGAAGAACGACGCGCCGTTGCTCAAGACCTTTGTCAATACTGTCTTGGGCGAGACTTGGGAAGAGGAGACGGGAGCAAAACTTGGGGCGGAAAGCCTTTCGGAACGAGCCGAGTTCTACCCCGCTAGCGAGGTTCCCAGTGGTGCCAGCATTTTGACCGCTGGTGTTGACGTACAGGACAACCGGGTCGCTGTCGGACTGTATGCGTGGGGTGCTGGTGAGGAGTGCTGGTTGATCAGCCACACAGAGATTTACGGCGATCCAGCCGGACAGAAGTTGTGGGAACAAGTTGATGACCTACTGCTAAGGGACTACCCGCATGCCGACGGTGGAAGACTCAAAGTTGCGGCAATTGGAGTGGACTCTGGCGGTCACTTCACAAGCGAAGTGTATGCGTATGCCAGAAGTCGAAAGGGGAAAGGAGTGTTTGCTTTGAAAGGACAATCAGTGCGGAACAAACCGCCGATAGGGAAGCCTTCCAAGGTTGATATTAACTACAAAGGTCAAGTGTTGAAGAATTCGGCTGAGGTATTTCCTGTCGGTACTGACACAATCAAGTCAACCTTGTTCGGCAGGATGAAGCACAACGAGGTTGGCGCTGGGTATATTCACTTCCATGCGGAAGCAGGTCAGGAATACTTCAAGCAACTTACGAGCGAACGTCAGGTTGTCCGCTACGTCAAGGGTTTCGCCATTCGGGAGTGGAAGAAAAAGGCAGGTGATCGCAACGAGGCATTGGACTGCTTTGTTTACAGCTATGCCGCTTTGCACTTCCTGTACATGAGATTTAACAGGAATACGATTTTTGAACAGTTTGAGCGTGGCATCAGCAATGCAGGAAAAGTTGCCGATGCAATGGATGAGAAGTCGGAGCAGCAAAAGCAGTCGCCATACCGCCCGCCGCAACGTAGACTTCAGAGGCGAGCATCCTCATTTGTGACAAGCTGGTGAGCATCCTTGTACCGGATTTGATCTACGCAGGCGATACCGTCGTGTTCGACGTGCCTTCGTTCAAGGATGCGATCGGCACTGTGATCGATAGCGGCACGTACACGATGAAGTGGTACGCCCGCACAAACGTCGCTTCAGAAGGCGCAACAATCACCGGAACTACTCAAGGTGACGGTTGGCGGATCACTGTTCCCGCTGCCACCACCGCCAACTTTGATGCTGGGTTGTGGACTTGGCAGGCAATTGCCACCTACAGCACCCTTCAGTACACCGCTGGTCGCGGTCAATTTACCGTCAAGGCAACTGCTGCTTACACCAGTACGCCCGGTGCATTTGATGATCGCAGCCGCGCAGAAATTGATCTGAGCTACGTCGAAGCTGCAATCCGCACCCTGTCCCAAGGTGGAATGGTGCAGGAATACAGCATTGGTGGTCGTAGCCTTCGTCGTTACAAGATGACTGAGCTGCTCGAATTGCGCAGCACGTTGCAAAATGAGGTTGCAATGGAGCGACGCCGCGAAAAGATCCGTCAGGGTCTTGGTAATCCCGGTCTCGCCAAAGTGAGGTTCCGTTAATGGCTTTCTTGGGCTTTGGTCGTACCAACGCGTTGCGTAAGCAACTGCAAGAGGCGAAAGAGAAAAACTGGAACCTCAAGCGTGCTTACGCCGCTGCACAAAACAATCGCCTTACCTCTGACTGGATCAGTCAGGCAACTTCTGCTGATAGTGAAGTTCGCGGCAGCATCCGCATGTTGCGGAACCGCGCACGGCAGCTTGTTCGCGATTCAGATTTTGCAAAATCTGCGCTTCGTGCCGTAAAAAATAACGTTGTCGGCACTGGTATTCGTCATCAAGCGCAAGTGCGCATGCAGCGTGGTGGACGCCTTGCTGATGACATCAACCGCCGCATCGAGGAAGAATTTGATCGCTGGACAAGTGCCAAGCGTTGTCATGTTGGCGGCAAGCTGAGTTGGTACGACATCCAACGCCTTGCCGTTACGTCAATGCTCGAATCGGGCGAGGTGTTTATCCGCCTTGTTCGTCAATCATTTGGCAACAGCAAGGTGCCGCTTGGTCTTGAGCTGATCGAATCGGATCTGCTGGATGATGACTACAACACCATCACGAAAGACGGCAACGAAATTCGGATGGGCGTTGAGATTGATAAGTGGGGACGCCCGATTGCTTATCACTTCTTTGATTACCATCCCGGCGATTATCAATTCAGCTACGCCAACAAGGCAGTCAAAAAGCGGATTCGCATTCCCGCTGATGACGTTATCCACCTGTATCTGATCGATCGTCCCGGTCAGACGCGTGGTGTTAGCGCGTTTGCCACGGCGATTATGCGCCTTCGTAATTTGTCTGGATACGAAGAAGCGGAGATCGTCGCTGCCCGTGCCAGCAGCAGCATGATGGCGTTCGTTAAGACGCCGGATCAGGAGCTGTTTGAAGATGGCACGTTTGATCAGGAGTCTGTCCTCGACTTCTCACCCGGCAGCATCCGTCGATTGGCACCGGGCGAAGAAATGCAATTCTTCACTCCCAATCGTCCTGACGATGCGTTTACTCCTTTTGTCCAGCAAATGCTGCGAGCTGTGGCTGCTGGGATTGGCTGTAGTTATACGCAGGTCAGCTCAGATTTCTCGCAGAGCAATTACAGCTCTTCGCGCCTAGAGCTGCTTGAAACTCGCACGCACTACAAGGTGCTGCAGCAATATTTGATCGAATCGCTGTGCGAAGAGGTCTACGAGCGTTGGCTTGAGATGGCGGTCTTGGCTGGTGTACTGGATCTGCCCGGCTTTGAGTCCAACCCACAGCGCTATGAAGAAGCCAAGTGGATTGCACCTGCTGCCCAGTTTGTTGATCCGCAGAAGGAAGCGGCTGCTTACAAGGAGCTGATCCGCAGCGGCATCATGACCCTTTCTCAGGTCATCGCTTTACATGGTGGTGATTTCGAGGATCAGATGCGCCAACGGCAGCATGAATTGGCTGTCGCCGATGAGCTTGGCATTGTCCTCGATACTGATCCTTCACAGGTTTCCAATAACGGTGTCACTCAACCGACTCCTGTACCACCCACCGAACATCCGGTACAACATGAAGAAGAACCTGAATTGGAAGACATAGACTGATGAGCAAAGCATTCGTGGAACTCATGAAACGCGAGGCAAAAGGCTTTGCACCGACTGGTGTGCAGAAGCGTTCCGCGCCTGACGTTGAGCCAGTCGAAGAAGGTCGCCCTTATCCCAACGAGCATGCTGCACGCCTGACTGATCCTGATCAGTACGACAGCATCCGCCGCGTCAATGATGAATTCGGCGCTGGTATTGATGCAATTTATGGCATCAAAGAAGGCACCAGCGAACTACAAGCAATCCGCTTTGATGCTGATCGCTTTACGCCTGCAGAAGCACGTCAGTGGCTTAGTGATCATGATTTTGATCCGATGATGTTTGAAGAAGCTACGGGTGAACGCGAAGAAGAGCGTGCTGCACCTGATGCATTGAAAGTTGGTGATTTTGTCGAATGGGATTCCAGCGGCGGTACTGCACGCGGGAAAATTGAACATGTAATGCGCGAAGGTGTACTTGGCGTTCCTGATTCGTCATTTAGCATCAATGCATCGGAAGAAGATCCCGCTGCTTTAATTCGCGTGTATCGCCGTCAAGATGGCAACTACGAGGAGACTGAGACCATGGTTGGTCATAAGTTCTCTGAACTGCGCAAAATTTCGGCGTTGCGTTTCCTTGAAGGCGAAACTGTAAAGCGTTCTTTCACTGCTGAATTCCGCAGTGCCGATGAAGATCGCACCCTTGAATTCCCATTTGCGAGTGAAGCACCCGTAGAGCGTTATTACGGGATGGAAGTATTAAACATGGATGCAAAATCCATGGATCTTACTCGCCTCAATGACGGCGCACCTCTTCTTTACCAGCACGATCCAGATCGGATTGTTGGTGTTGTTCAAAAGGCATATATCAAGAATAAGCGTGCATATGCACGTGTAAAACTCGCGAACAATGAACTTGGACGCGAAATGCAGGAGCTGATCAAGGATGGAATCATCCGGAATGTCAGCTTCGGCTACAAGATCAATGCGATGGAAGCCGATGAGTCCACTTCACCAGTGACTTATCGTGCTACCAACTTCCAACCGTTTGAGATTAGCTTGGTGACCGTGCCTGCTGATCAATCGGTTGGCATTGGTCGCAGCGCCTTTAATAATAAAGGCGTAGATACGGCGTCAGCCGTGGAAAACACCTTCAACGGAGTTACTACCGTGGATCAAAACCTCAACGTTGAGGCTATCCGCGCTGAGGCTGTACAAGCCAAGGCGAAGGAAGCAGCCGACATGATCGCCCTTGGTCAACGTACCAAGAACATTGAACTGGCTCAGGAGTTCATCGCTAACTCCCGCAGCCTCGATGAGCTTCGTACCGCCCTTCTCGAAAAGATGGGTGTGCAGGAAAAGCCCATCAACGCTAAGGACGCCGAAATCGGCATGTCCGCCAAAGAGCGTCGTGATTTCAGCTTCGTGCGTGCAATCAACGCTCTGGCTCATCCCAACAGCGCTGAAGCTCAGCGTGCTGCTGGTTTCGAACTCGAAGTCAGCCGTGCTGCTCAGGAGAAGTCCGGTAAGGAAGCTCGTGGCATCCTGATCCCCGCCGATGTGCTGGGCTTTGGTCGTCGCGATCTGACTGTCGGCTCTGCTTCCGGTGGTGGTGATCTGGTCGCTACCGATCTGATGAGCGACAGCTTCATCGATCTGCTCCGTAAGGCTCTGGTGCTGCAAACCGCAGGCGCCAACGTCATGACCGGTCTGCAGGGCATGGTTGCAATTCCCCGTCAATCCGGCGGTGCAACTACCTATCACGTGGCTGAATCCGGTGCCATCACCGAATCGCAGCTCACCGTTGATCAGGTGACGATGCAGCCTCGCACCATCGGTGCGCTGACCGATTACAGCCGTCGCCTTCTGCTTCAGTCCAGCATCGACATCGAGAACCTCGTCCGTCGTGATCTGGCTCAGCAGATTGCTATCGAAGTTGAGAACCAAGCCATCAATGGCACCGGCACCGGTTCTTATCCGCTTGGTTTCCTGAACGTTACCGGCATCAACACTGAGTCTGGCTACACCACGTTCGCTGATTACGTGAACGCTGAAGCTGCTCTCAGCACCGATAACGCTCTGCAAGGCACCCTTGGTTATCTGATGAACTCCGCTCTGCGCGGAACTCTGAAGACCACCGAGAAGGCTTCTGGCACCAACGGCATCTTCGTTTACGAAGCCGACAACACCATCAACGGTTACTCGGCTTACGTGTCCAACTCCATGCCGAACAACACTGCGGTGTTCGCTAACTTCAGCGACATCATGATCGGCTTCTGGAGCGGTCTGGACATCATGGTTGACCCCTACACCGGTTCCGCCTCCGGCACCGTGCGTGTGGTCGCCATGCAGGACTATGACGTGGCTATCCGTCACCCTGAATCCATCTGCAAACTGTCCTGATAACTAGGAGCGGGTATGCGCATTCAGATGCTTCGTAACACCATCGTTGACCTCAAAGAGGTAAAGATTGGTGACATTGTCGAAACCGACAAAAGATCAGCCTTGTTGTTGATCGGCATCCAGAAAGCCATGCCTGCTCCTTTACCTCAGGAAGTAGTGATCGAGGCTGAAGAGGAGCCTCAAACCGTCAAACCCGCTCCCAAACGGAGAAAGACCAATGATCCACAACCTCGGGTCTAAGACCTACATCGCCAGCCTGCTTGGCGCTGATTCCCGCAACGCTTCTGCTAACGGCACCGGTTTCGACCTGCAAGGGTCTAACGATGCTGAAGGCGAAGCCATTGTCATCCTTGATTCCGAGGCTGGCAGCGGCACTTCCCCTACTCTGAACGTCAAGCTTCAGGATTCGGCTGACAACTCTTCTTGGGCAGACATCACCGGCAAGACCTTTACCGAGGTCACCAATGCCGCTGCTGGCTTTGAAAAGATCAGCATCAATACCAACGATGTGCGCCGTTATGTGCGTGCTGTTGGCACCCTTGGTGGCACTTCCCCTGTGTTTGTGTACGGCGTCTCGCTGGTTTACAGCAAGAAGTACGGCAACTGATCCTGATGGCGCTTTCTGAAACGCTGGCTTTCTTGAACACTGACGAGTTTGGCGTTACTTGCCAAATTGGTGCAGGTGCAAGTTTTGTTGGCATTTTGGATTCGCCTGTGGATGTGATCGCGGGAGGTATGGCTCTGAGTCGGGAGTATTTGCTTACGGCGAAAACTTCTGATGTGAGTTCTGCCTCTCGCGGCACTTCTATCACTGTCGGTGGTTCGTCGTACACCGTGCGTGAAAATCGCGCAATTGACGACGGAATTTTTTCTGAATTGTTGTTGAGCAAGGTGTGACATGAGCGGGATTCTTAAGGTCAACACACGAGCCAACTGGGCTTCCTTGAATCCAACTTTGCTCAACGGTGAATGTGGAATTGAAACCAATACCAACAATTTGAAGATAGGAAATGGTGTTTCTCCTTGGAGCAAGCTTCCTTATTTCAGTTCTCCCGGTTACTGGGGATCGTTTTGGGATTTAACTTCTCAAACCGCAACGGCTGATACGCCCACTGCAATTCTTTTGCGTTCAAGAGATACAGCTAATCGCGGTATAAGCGTTGTTGCAGATTCTAGAATTACATTTGAGCAGGCTGGTGTTTATAGCTTGACGTTTTCAATTCAATTTTCGAACACCGATACAGCTATCCACGATATAGACGTTTGGCTGCGAAAGAACGACAGCGGTGCAACGGGTGATGTGCCAGCTACTACTAGCAAGTTCAGCATTATCAGCAGTCATGGCGGTATTGAGGGAAACGTTATTGGTACGGTGAATTACGTGTTGCCGGTTGTCGCCAATGATTACTTGGAATTGATGTGGGCAACATCAAATGCGCAAGCATATATTCACGCTGAAGCTGCCCAAACGACGCCTTATGCTCGCCCAAGTATTCCGGGCATTATCTGCACGGTTGTTCAAGTCGCATCTGCGTAATCATGGCTGACACCGTACGAGAGCAGATCCTTGCTCGAATGAAGAGCAATCTGGATGCTATTACAACTGCGACAATCTACCGCTCACGTGTTGAGCCTTTGGCGCGTGGCGAGGTGCCAGCGATCATTATTGAACCTGTCAACGATCAGCCGGTTGACACCAGCTTTTACGACAAGCTGGATTGGACAATGCGCGTACGGATCACAACGTTGGTGCGGGCGGCTGTCCCTGACGATGATTCCGACGCCTACACACAGCTTGTTCATTCCAAGTTAATGGCAGATCAAACCTGCAATGGCAAAGCTCTTGACTTGACACCTGACCGTACTGACTTCAGCCTGTACGAAGCTGATGTTCCTTTGGGAATTATCAGTCAGGATTACTTAGTGCGTTATCGCACGAGTAGAACTGATCTAACCAGCGCCTAACATCATGGCTAAAATCGAAAAGGAAGTTCCCAATCCCGGCGCGGGCGGCAGTTACTTGTTTGACCCAAAAACTGGGAAACTTACACTGATCACAGAACCACCCGCACCTACCGACAATGGCACTGACTCGGAAGAAGTTTCTGATTGCGAAGATTGAGTCAACCTATGGGACTGATCCGAGTCCTGTAGGTGGATCCGACGCAATTCAGGTCACCAACCTCGAAGTGACTCCTATCGAGTCAGACAACGTTCAGGCTGCTGCTTATCAAGGCTTCATTGGCAACAGCACCCGCAGCACCTTGGTTGCCAACAAGCGAGTGAGCGTCACTTTTGACGTTGAGCTTGCAGGTTCTGGTACTGCCGGTACTGCTCCTGCTTTTGGTCCGCTGCTGAAGTCCTGCGGTCTGTCTGAAACCATTGTCTCTTCCACCAGCGTTACCTACGCAGGTGTGAGCAGCAGCTTTGATTCAGCCACGATCTACTGCTTCTACGACGGCACCCGTCACAAGATCACTGGCGCTCGTGGTTCGGTGACCTTCAACTTCACCGCTGGTCAGTTTGCCGTTGCAAGCTTCAACTTCATCGGTATCTACAACGCTCCTGACGGCACTGCCCTGTCCGGTAGTTTCACCGTTGCCAACCAAGCTGCAGCGCTTGAGGTCAACGACACCAACATGACCACTGCCACCTTCCACGGTGTGACCAGTGCGCGTATTGAGTCCTTTGATCTGGCTCTCAACAATGAGCTGATCTACAAGGAGACCGCTTCCAACAAGGAAGTGATCATCACCAACCGCGCACCCGGTGGTACTGCGGTGATCGAGGCTCCTGCTGTTGCCACCACTGACTACTTTGCCAAGGCTGTTGGCGTCACCACTGGGTCTACCAGCTTGGTGTTGGGTGCAACCGGCGGCAACATCGTCACCCTGAACGCTGCCCAGACGGATATTACCGGAGTATCCTATGGGGATACCAACGGCGTTATCTCGCTGTCGATGCCGTACTTGGCTCTGCCTACCACGGCTGGAAACAACGAGCTTTCGCTGGTTTTCACCTGATTCCACGTGGCATTCGTCCTCAAGAAGACTGCTTCCTACAAGTGGGAAGTAAAGGTTGAAGTCCCAGTTGACGGCAACCGCTTTGAAACCCAAGCGTTTGAAGCAGTCTTCAAGAAGATCAGCCGATCCGGTTTTAACGATCTCGTCGAGAAGGGTGATGATGCCCTTGTTGGCGAGATTTTGCTTGGTTGGGAAGGTATCAACGATGAGGCTGGCAAGCCGATTCCTTTTACCGAAAAAAACAAGCAACAGCTTTGTGATGATCCCTATGTGCTGCGTGCCTTGATTCAGGCATATGCAGACAGCCTGACTGGAGCAGCGGCAAAAAACTAAAAGCCGCCGCTGAGTATTGGGCAAAAGGCGGCGTCGTTGACGAACGTGAGGCTGATCTCAAGGCTTTGGGTGCAAGCCCAGAGCAGATTGCTGCTGCGAAGCTTCAAGCCGTAGAGCAGCAGTGTGAGGTGTGGGAGGAGAATTGGGACACCGTGGTGATGTTCCTGCGGATGACGACGCAGTGGAACACGAGCATGGCGGGTTTGACGGGATTGAACTACCCGAGTTTGGAATGGCTCTGTAAGCTGTATTCAGTCAAGGATCCTGTTGCCATTTTTGAAGGCATACAGGTGATGGAATCAGCCGCTTTGGCAATTCTGAACAGCAAGCGAGCAAGCTAATGGCAGCCGACACCAACGCAACGATTGTCAGAGTACGTGCCGTTGTCGAAGGTCTGCCCGGACTGAATCAACTGAAAACCGCAATGCGCGGTATCAGTGCTGAATCAAAATCGGCAAATGTTGACCTACGTCTTGTTAATGCGCAGCTAAGAAATCTTGGCACTGAAACAAATAAATCAATCAATAATTTACGGCTGCAGAAACAGGCATTTGAAGCAGTAAGAAATTCTGCCCGCATTGGCAGTGATGCATACAAGGAGGCAACTCTTCGCCTCAAGGAACTCAATCGCGAATTAGATAAAACACAGGCAGGCGGTGGCGGCGGTGGTCGTGGTCGCGGTTTGGCGACTATCGGCACTGTTGCTGGTGCAGGTTTCTTTGGTGGTCCTGAAGCACTGCTGGGTGCTGCAGTTGGTGGAATTTTCGCGGGTCCTCCGGGTGCTGCTGCTGGTGCTGGTATTGGTGCAGGCGCATCAGGATTAAGGCAGCAAGCTGCAGGCATTTCTGATTACGTCAAAGAACTTAACCTTGCCAAAATTACGCTTGCTCAAGCGTCAACAAGTCAAGCTGATTTCAATAGAAACCTGCAAATCGCCCGGCAGATCAGCACTGATTATTCAGTTGGTCTGAAAGAAACAGTTAATGGATATGCGCAGGTAAGCGTTGCTGCTCGCGCCAATGGTTTAACTGTTCAACAAACAGAGGCAATCTATCGCGGTGTTATCAGCGCTTCGGTGGCTTTTGGTAAGTCGCAAGAAGACCTTGACGCAATCGTTCGCGCCACTGTTCAGGTTTTGAGCAAGGGCAAGGTTAGCGCCGAGGAAATGGGCGGTCAGATCGGTGAACGTTTGCCCGGTGCTGTTGCAAAATTTGCTCAAGCAACAGGTCGCAGTCTTCCTGAGCTGGCTAAAGATTTTGAGCAAGGCAAGGTCACAATTGCTGACTTTGTAAAGTTCACGGAAAAGCAAGTAAACGATTACGACGAAATCGCCAAGATCATTGGTGCATCACCAGAAAAAGCTGGCGCACGTTTGAAACTTGCGCTTGATACTGCAGCGGAAAATTATGGCGGTTTTTTCCAAAATATTGGCGCTGGAATGCAGGACAATCTGGCAAAGATGTTGTCTTGGGTAAACAAAAACTCTGAATTTTTGAAGCGTTATGCAGCGTTCTGGTTTAATTTGGGTCGCGATATATCCAGGGCAGTCGGCTTCATTGCTGGAACAATTTTCAACTTGGGCAAAGGTATTTTCAAAGTATTTACTGATGTAGCGCTTTTTGTCCCAAGAAAAATTGCTCAAGCTTTTGGTACAACACCTGAAAAGATTTTTGGAAAGCTTACGGGTGCTGTTGGTGGAGCCTTAGCGCAATACACCAAAAACTATGCCGATTATTTCCCTGAATTCAAGGTGCCAGCCGGAGCTTACGGAACTGATCAGGGCGGTGGCATGACCGGTGCTGAATTGCCTTCAGATGGCAAGGCAACAAAAGAAGCAGAACGAGAGGCAAAGCGTCAAGAAAAACTTTTAGAAAGAAGAAATGAATTGATAAGAAAAGCTGGAATGCTGCAACGAGATATTACTGATAAAACAGACGAAACAAGCAAAGCTATGAATCAATTGGGCGGCAATGCTTATACGGAATTGGAAAATAAATACACGAAAAAAGTCGATGAAGCAAAAAATGCTACCGGTGATCTACTTCTCAAAGTCTTTGATTTAGCAAAAGAGTTTAGGGAAGCTGGTGGCAATCTAAATATCAGCAACTTGGTTCAAGGTATTGATAATTTACAGGAAGCAGCCATTGGCTTTGCGCAAGGTGAATACGCGCAAGATATGAACAAGTTTTTTCGGGACTTGGATGACAATATCTCAAGCGTTAATGAACGTGTTTACGAAAATGCTCGGGCGATGCAATACAACGCCGATGTCATGGGTGGCTTGAAGGATGGATTGATTGGCTACGGTGAAAGCGTGGGGACTGTTCGCGAGGCATTCGCAAATCTTGCTGAGTCTGGCGTTAAAAAAGTTGAGAACTCTATCTTTGATTTAGTTACAACTGGAACGACTAACTACAGGGAGTTTGCAGTCGCAATTCTTCAAGAGACAACAAGGATGATTATTCAACAATTCATCCTCAAGTCGATCATGCAATCACTTGGTTTCTTGGGCGGTGGAGGCTCATCAGCCGTTGCGCCTTTGTCAAATGTTTCTCAATACAGTGCCGGTTCAGTTGGTTTCAATCCTTTGGCGTTTACTGGAGGTTTTAGTTTTGCCAATGGCGGCATCATGACCGGCAACGGCGCATTGCCTCTCAAGCGCTACGCAGCAGGTGGTATTGCCACTTCACCTCAGCTTGCCATGTTTGGTGAAGGCAGCCGCCCCGAAGCCTATGTACCACTGCCTGATGGTCGCACCATTCCCGTCACCATGAAGGGTGGTGGACAAATGGGCAACATCGTCGTCAACGTTGATGCTGGTGGCACAAGTGTTCAAGGCAACGAACCAGAAGCCAATAAACTTGGTGAAGTGATTGGCATCGCCATCCGTCAAGAACTGATCAAGCAGAAGCGTCCTGGAGGCTTACTCTCGTAATGGCTACTTTCAACGATGCAACAGTGGGCACTAGCACAGGTGGCACTACACCTGACTTTGGTGCATCAAAAAAAAGTCAGCCAAATACACGTACTGTCAAATTTGGAGATGGATATCAACAACGAACCGTATTCGGTTTGCCAACTCATGCAAATCCAAAAATATGGGAATTAACTTGGTCTGCAATTAGCAACTCTGATGCAGATGCAATTGAAGCCTTTTTTGATGCAAGAGCTGCTGATAGTGCTTCATTTGATTGGACACCATTGGATGAGGCAACGTCTTACAAGTGGATTTGTCCAAGTTGGCAACGAGAGCATCAATACGCAAATATCAATCGCATTACGGCTACCTTTCAGCAAGTATTTGAACCGTAATGACAGTCCCTGTTTCAGAGCTACAGAAGATCGCGCCAAGCAGCATCATCGAGCTGTTTGAGCTGCAGCTTGTCACGGCATTGCACGGCGCAAACACGACTTTTCGTTTTCACGCTGGCACCAATGAAGTTTCAAACGGTGACGTGATCTGGGCAGGGAATACTTATCAGCGGTATCCGATTGAAGTTGAGGGATTTGAGTACAGCGGCAACGGTCAACTGCCTAGACCCAAGATTCGCGTTAGCAACATCTTTGGCACGATCACAGCAATCCTGCTGACGGTTAATAACACCAGCTCGGGCAATGATCTGAACGGCGCGAAGCTGACGCGCATCCGCACGCTGGCGCGTTATCTGGATGCCGCTAATTTCACGGGTGGCACCAACCCTTATGGCACACCAGATCCCACAGCCGAGTTCCCCCGCGAGATTTACTACCTAGACCGCAAGGTTGCTGAGAATCGGGATGTTGTTGAATGGGAGCTGGCTGCAGCGTTTGATCTGGCTGGGGTGCGTGCGCCCAAACGGCAGTGCATTGCCAACCGTTGCCAGTGGGTCTATCGCTCCACCGAATGCAGCTACTCCGGTCCACCGATCGCCAACGCTGACGATACCTTGTTGCCCGGTGTCACTAGCTCACCCCAAGCGATTGCTTATTACGCAGCCAAGGCAACCTTTGATGCAACCGTGACGCCACTTGCCAATGCAACCTCGGCGCTGAACACCGCGACAAATAACCTCAACGCAGCGCAAGGCAACTGGTACAAAGCAGAAACCCGTTTTGATACCTCCGGTCCAAATATGGTGTTTGTGGTATTTGGTAGCGCGGAAACGGCTAAGTGGGACGGCAATATTGTCAGCCTTGGTGAGATTTATCGAAAAGGCGCCGAAAGGCAATATCCTGCGTTTGGTTTCTTTTTCGCAAGCGCAAAATATTGGGAGATTGAACGTTGGGCGTATGACAACTCTGCCGTTGTTGCTGCCCAGTCTGCCTACAACAGCGCACTGTCTACTTACAACACAGCCAAGACCAATTACGACAATGCTTTGGCTGCTCGTGATGCAGCTTTCACCGCTTGGCAAACATCGCCACCCTTTGCCAATGATCTTGGGGGCAGTGGTGACGAATGCGGCAAACGCCTTAGTAGCTGCAAACTGCGCTTCGGCAATCTGGCTGAACTACCCTTCGGGTCTTATCCGGGCGTGGGGACATTCTTCACATGAAGTGGAAGGCTGACGCACTGGCTCATGCACAGGCTGAGGATCCGCGTGAAGCGTGCGGGTTGGTGGTGGTTGTCAAAGGGCGCAAGCGTTACTGGCCGTGCAAAAACCTGGCGACCGGGGCAGATCAGTTCATCCTCGATCCAGAGGATTTTGCGGCAGCCGAGGATGCAGGCGAGGTCATCGCCGTGGTGCATAGCCACCCATCAATGCCGCCAGTGCCGAGCCAGGTGGATCGTGTCTCGTGCGAAAAATCCGGCTTGCCCTGGCACATCGTCAATCCGAAGACTGGCGGATGGGGAGAGTTGTCGCCTGAAGGCTACAAAGCGCCGTTGATTGGTCGCACTTGGGCGTGGGGCGTCACT